CCCTGCTCTCCAACCTGCGAAAGGGCGACCGCATCCTGGCTGCAGGCGTGGTGGAAACCCGGGAGTATAACGGAAAGATTTACACAGACATGCTGGTGGACTTCATCGTCCCCGGTGACCAGCTCCCTGCCGTCAGCGGGGCCCAGACGGCCAACCGTGCCAACCTGGAAAGCCGCATGGCCTCCGCCGGGATGGCCCCTGATGACAGCTTTGCGCCCATCTCCGGGGAGGACGGAGAACTTCCGTTCTGATGACGGGAGTGGAATGAAACGAGGTGAACCCATTTGCAATCCGTACCACTCCCTGATGCATCCCAGTTCCTGGTCTATGAGCCCCGCTTCATGGACCCCGCCTCCCCGGACGGACTCTGGCTCTGCACGGACGCGGAGGATGCCGCCGTCATCGGTGTCAATGCCGCCTCCCTCTCCATCACCGCCGGAGAGGACGGCCTGCGCCGTGCGCAGCAGTTTCTGGAAGCCTTTCCATTCGTCCTGGTGGTTGGGGCAAACGGAGAAAAGCGCCGGGCCCTTGCGGAGTCCCTGCGCCGCTCCGTACCCTCTGTAGAGGTCTGCGTCACCGTCCAGAGCGCCTACCGGGGCTGTGCCTCCGTGCAGGAGCTGAAGGACGTAAACGGCTTCGACGCCGTAACCGACCTCTGGCGGGACGCCGAGGAGCTGCCGCCCTATGGCCTGCTTGAAATCTCCGGCGTGGAGCAGGTGGACATTTCCCGCCAAAGTCACGCAAAATCCGGCATTCCGTCCCTGGATAAGCTGATTGGCGGATTGTACGACGGGGAGCTTTCCATCTGGACGGGCAAGCGGAAGGAGGGCAAGTCCACCCTCCTGGGCCTCCCCATCCTGGCAGCCATCCGGGAGGGGAGAAAGGTCTGCGTCTACTCGGGCGAGCTGCCGGACTGGCGGTATAAGGCATGGCTTCTGACCATGGCCGCGGGACCCTGCAATCTTGTGGAATCGTCCACCGACACGGAAAAATCCGTCTGGACGCCGCTCCCGTCCATTGCCCAGGCGGTGGATTTATGGTGGAAAGACAAGCTCTTTTTGTTCGATAACAAGGCCGCGGACATCCACACTCCGGAGAAGCTCCTGGGATTGATGCGCTACGCCTGGAAGCGATACCGGTGCTCCTGCTTTGTTGTGGATAATCTGATGACCGTGGATCTTCCCGGCGATGATTACTACCGGGCCCAGTCCCGCTTTGTGGGGCAGCTTGTGGACTTTGTCCACGAGACTGGCGCCCATGTCCATCTGGTGGCCCACCGCCGCAAGGGCGGCACCCAGCGTGGGCAGCGCGGCGACAATGACGACGTGTCCGGCTCCGGCGACATCACCAACCGTGCGGACAACGTGTTCGCCGTCTCCCGCATCTATGATGAGGACTCCCCCTTTGACGCTCGCCTTGAGGTGCAGGCAAACCGCGGCTTTGGCGCCACCGGCATCATCGATTTGAACTTTGACATCCGCTCCCGCCGCTACTATCAGGCCAATGTCAGCTGGAAATGCGGATGGGAAGATGCCGCCGTATACACACAGACAACATTCCAGGAGCTGCCAGGGGATGACCCTGACAATCCATTCAAGGAGGCGTGACATGATTATCAAATTCACCGTCCCCGGCGTCCCCGTTGGAAAGGGACGCCCCCGGGTGACCAAATACGGGACCTACACCCCGCGGAAAACAAAGGACTATGAGGAGCTGGTCCGCCGGTGCTGGCAGACCCAAAGCGGCCAGGGCTTCTCCGGCGGCATCCCCCTTCTTGCATTCATCGTGGCATACTTCCCTATCCCAAAGAGAACCAGCAAGAAAAAGGCTGCGGCGATGGATGGGACCTTCCACCTACATAAGCCGGACAGTGACAACATCGCCAAGGCCGTTCTGGACGCCCTGAACGGCCTTGCCTATCCGGATGATTCCGCTATTCAAATCGACCGCAGCTGGAAGGTCTACACAAACGCCGCCCCGCGGGTGGAGGTATTCATCCGCCCCGCTTCCGGAGGTGTTCCGGATGAAGGATAGACGCTACCTAACAAACGCCGAAAAGGACAGTCTTTCGCTTCCTGACGAGCTGCCTGCATACGGCTACAAGCCGAAAGAACACTTTGCAGACCACCGTGAAGACCCTGCTGTGCGGATTATCGCAAGGCATTTGAGAATGGCGGCAGCGGAGATTGAGCGGCTGCGTAATAATAAAATCTAAAAATCATAGGAGGCAACGTTTTAAAGGCCGGCCACCTCCAGACGTGGAGGAACCTATGAAAATTTTAGTGGCCTGTGAGGAATCGCAGGCAGTAACAATCGAACTTCGGCGGCTGGGCCACGAGGCATACAGCTGCGATATTGAACCATGCTCCGGCGGCCACCCTGAGTGGCACATTCAGCAAGATGTGCTCCCTTTGCTCAACGGCTACTGCTTTTTCAAGACCTGTGACGGCTCCGCACATTATGTGCTGGGGCGGTGGGACATGCTCATTGCTTTCCCGCCGTGCACCTATCTGACCAATGCCAGCGCCGTCCGCATGAGGGTAAAGGGTGAGATTGTGGCGGAGCGATACGCCAAAGCAATGGAGGCCAAGGCTTTCTTTATGAGCTTTCTGAGCGCCGACTGTGCAAAGATCGCCGTGGAAAACCCCACTCCTTTGAAAATCGTGGAGCTACCGCCCTACACCCAAGCAATACAGCCGTGGCAGTTTGGGCATCCGTACACAAAGCGGACATGCCTGTGGCTCAAAGAGCTGCCCCTGCTGGTCCCCACCGAAATCATCACGGAGGGTGTCACCCCATGGGTAAATGGCGGATGCAAAGACGCACATGGGAACTACCGGCGCTTTCAAGGCCGCAGAGAACGGGACCCCATCAACAGGGCCAAAACTTTCCCCGGCATAGCCGCCGCAATGGCTAAACAGTGGGGTGGATGATGGATATTGAGAGGAAAGCTGTAATGCGCTTAAAAACGGCGGCGGAATACTGCAAAAACTCGCCGTTGAACTTTTGCACGGAAGTTCTCTATGCGTGAGCGAAAGAGGAGGCGGTATAAATGGACATGGATTTAGAACAAAAGGCCATTATGCGGCTCCGTGAGGCGGCGGACACGTCCGAACGCTTTTACAAGGCTCCGCTCATTGTGACGACCAGCGGCGGAAAAGATAGCTCCGTTTGCGTGGCGCTCGCAGAAAAGGCCGGTATCGACTTCGAGGTTATGCACAATCACACGACAGTAGACGCGCCGGAGACGGTCTATTTCATCCGCCGCGAGTTTAAGCGGCTCGAGGAAAAAGGGATAAAATGCGAGGTCAATTATCCGTATTACAAGGGCGAGCGGGTGACTATGTGGAGCCTCATTCCGCAAAAGCTCATGCCTCCGACGCGGCTCGCCCGCTACTGTTGCTCTATTCTCAAGGAGCGCGGCGGTCAAGGCCGTTACATAACGACGGGCGTTCGTTGGGCTGAAAGCGCCACGAGAAAGAAACGAGGCATTTTTGAGAACATACACTCTAACCCGGAGAAAAGAGTCATTCTCAACAACGACAACGACGACCGGCGGCGACTCTTTGAAACGTGTATGAGACAGCACAAAGCCGTATGCAATCCCATTATTGATTGGTCGGACGCGGACGTATGGGACTATATCGAGTCCGAAAAAATCCCGGTCAATCCGCTTTACGAGTGCGGCTTTTCCCGTGTCGGGTGCGTCGGGTGTCCTATGGCTGGAAAAGGCCGGGATATGGAGTTTAACCGTTATCCAAAAATCAAGGCGGCGTATATCCGGGCGCTCGGGAATATGGTTTTGGCACGCAAACAGCGAGGGCTGCCTTGCCAGTGGCAATCCGGCGTGGATGTATTCCACTGGTGGATGGAGGACGGAGTTCTTCCGGGACAGGAGGTTTTGTATGGATTCGAAGAAATCTAACATCTGCGTGTTCTGCGATCATGCTGGGCCGCTTGAGGACTTTTGCGGAGTTTACTGCGTGGGTGGGTTCTGGAAAAATGGTGACGGTACCTGCGACCACTACAAGGAATATCAGGCCTTGGCGGCTCTAGCGCCCAGTACGAGGCGCGAAAAACTGGTCGATGCGCTGCGGTTTTGCGCGGAAGAGCATTTTATTGCTCCCAGGAAGTTCCGAGAATCTGCAGACCTGCTTGAGAACGACCAGCGTCACGCCGAGATGCTGATAGCGGAGATTGGGAAACTCCGGGCGGAACGGGACGCGGCTGTGTCTGACCTGCGGAAACTTGCCCGTGAGCATTGCGTCTGCTATGCCTGTAAAAATGATAAATTCGACTACGACAAAAGCGTTTGCACCGGGTGTCAGTATAACAACTGGAACAACTGGGAATGGCGCGGACCGCAGAAGGAGGCAGAGCGGAATGACTGACTACAAAAAGCTGTGCGAGGATTTGCGTGCCCATGCAGAATATAGCGATGATGGAGATTACATCGACTTGTTCCCCTACGTTGAGGGATTTGAGGAGCTTATTGCCGAAAACGAACGGCTGAAAAAGTACGAGGATAAATGCCATGATTGTCCCATCGTATGTGCGAAAACAGAGGTTATAAAAGCGAACGAAGAAATCGACCGTCTGAAAAAGCAACTGGATGCAGCTGTGGCTGAAATTGCTCATATTGCGAAAGACGGAAAAACATGGATGTGTCCGTATTGTAAAAATTGCAATGGCACGTCTTATGGTTTTGCTGATTGCAAAAAAGGTAGTCTTTGCAACATTCCATATACGCTTTTTGAGTGGCGAGGAGTGGAGGATGCGGCCGATTGCTTATACCGAGGAAGAGCAGAACGCATTTGAAGTTGTTTTCTCCGTCCTCCAGGAGCGTGAGGAACGGAGCAAGGGGTGCGGTATATGCGATGGTATCCATTCTCCTATCGAATTTCAGAAGATCATGACCGAGCAGGACATAAAACTGCTTGTGAAATTGGTACGGCATACGGACGAGGAACCGCCGGAGGAGCGCCATGTGGAAGCAGATTGACGGATACAGATACCCATACCGCATCAATGAAGAAGCAGTGGTGCAGCGCCAGCTGAAAGATGGCTCCTGGCAAACACTTGGCGCCTATTTTCAAGGCGGAAGAGGTGCAGCCGGCAGACTCGCAGTTCGGATGACACGGGCGCCGAAACAGTATGAAACCCGGTTTGTGGTTGACTTAATGGTGGATGCATTTCTCGGCGGCATGCGCCCGCCCGGAAAGGTCCTCACGCACCGGAACGGGATGCGGGCAGACTGCTCTCTTGAAAATCTCGTGTGGACAACCCCAAGCGCCATCGGGAAACGGTACGGCGGCTCCAATCGGCGCTCTGTTGAGAAGGTGGACCGCCGCGGGCACGTCGTGGCACTGTATCGGAGTATTTCGGAAGCTGCGGAGTGTGAACATTGCCACCGAAAGGCCATTATCATGCGCTGCCGGAACCAGCTGCACACCAACCCGTTTCTGCTGACGGGGTATACCTACCGCTATGAAAGGGTGATCTGAATGAACAAAATAACCGATAAGGGAAACGGCCTGTCGCTTGACAGCCAGCCAAAAGAGACAAACGCATCCGGCGGGACGCAGTCCAACCGGCCATATAAATCTGAATGGATACCTCCACGCGCCATGCTGGCGCTGTCCCACGTCAGGTGGGAAAGTGAGCATCTGCACGGATACGAGGAAAACAATTATAAGCGGATTCCAGCAAAGGAGCATGTGGGACGGGCCCTGACGCATCTTTTTGCATGGCTGGCCGGAGACAAGAGCAACGACCACCTTGCGCATGCCCTCTGCCGCGTAGCCTTTGCGGTGGAAATGGAACTGGAAAAGCATGAGAGAGAAAAAGGTTAACCCCCGCCGCCGTCCTGCCAGCCAGGCGGACGTCGAGCGGGCCAAACGAAAGGCGCAGGACGAAGCCGTCAAGCTGGCGTGGTCCATCCTGTTTACCGTCCTTCGGGATAAGGAGGGCTATGATTTGGAAGACTTGCGCAGGGTCTGGGATGAGGTGGACAGCCTCTCCGAGAGCATTGCAAAAGGCTATTGCACCGTCACCGACCTGCGGGACGTCCTGAAGCAAGAGATAGGAGTGAATCTGACATGAATGACTGGGTACGCATCCCCCTCCCCATTGAAAACGAGACGGACCGGCGGGAGCTGGCCGCCATCCTCACATCCAACGGGTTGGAAATCCGCATCGTCCGTGAACGCGCCACCAAAAACGGTCTCTGGAAACGCTACATCGAATACCGGCAGCAGACGTAAAAAGGGCCCTCCCGTGGTGGGAGGGCCTTTCTTCACTTATTCCACGGAGCCTTCCGCAAATCCTTCTGGGCGCTATTTCCGTCATAGCTCAAAAGATAAAGCCAGTCCTTCTCCGTTGGGGAAAGGTTCTGCGCATCAATGGCAGATATGACTTTCTCTTTCTTGCTGCCAGTGATGCTCTTGCCGTTTGCATCCTTGTCCGCTTTCAGGCCGCCTGTGGCTTCCTTGTAGGCGTAGAACTCAACCGGCGTAATCCCCTCCTTCTCCGCATCCATGTACCGCTGCATCTCATCGCTGTATTGATAGCCGCCGGCAACCTGCTTTGCAGCCTTTGCGGATGCAAGCTCATACATTTTGGAAATGAAGTCCGCCTTTCCGGCGTCGTCCATTTCCCGGTACGCCTTTGTCTGCATTGCCTGCTGCGCAAGCTGATACCGCATATTTCCAAGGGCCTTTGCGTACTTCACATACTCCTCCGCCGTCAGGTCCTTCCGCTCCCCATTCACGTTGAAGTATTTCGCCGCCCGCTGCGGGAACACGGAGGTGTCGCCGGTGGCATCCTTGATGCGCTGCAGCTCCTTCTCCACCTTGTCCACATCCACCTGCGAGACGTAGGCCGGGTTGAACAGATTGTTGATGGAACGCACCAGCACGTCCCCGCTCTCCTCCGTGCGCCCCCATGCGTCGATGTAAGGAATCTGCTGGAAGTCCCATCCGGGAATCTTCTGAGATACCTTTCCGAGTGTGTACTGGAGGTCCGTCGGAATCTGGCTGCTCTTGTCGGTGTAGGTGGTCATGCGCTGGCCTTCGCTGCTGCGCTCCAACTGTCCGCCGATGGTGGGGAAAATCTGCGTGGCGTAGTTCGTCAGGGCAGAAACCACCAGAGCGCCCATGACGCTCTCCCCACGATTCTGGGCAGAGGCCGCGTTCTCAAAGGTATCATTCAGGCCCTGGAGCATGGACATCTCCAGCATGGGAGCCGAGGCGTTCTTGACCGCGTCCAGCATATCAGACCAGTTCTGCCCGCCGTCCAGTGCGGCGTTATAGAGCTCCACGCCCATGAAGAACGGGATGGCCTCCGGGGACAGCCAATCCAGCGTAATGGAAGTGCCGTCCTTCAGCTCCAGCGCATAGTTCTGGTGCCCGGTCAGGTCGTCGAATCCCTTCTGCTTCTCGTCCTCGTCCTCGCCGCCGGTGACATACCCGGCGCCGGCCGCCAGGAAGCCAGCAGCCAGAAGCGCCGTACCGGTGACGCCAGACGCCACCCGGTCCAGCCCGGTGGATACCCGTGCCATATCGCCTGCAGCCGCTCCGCGAACCGTCTCCACAGCACCCAGAACCGCCCCAACAGGGGAATACTCCACAGCCCGCACGGCAATGTTGGCAGGCGCCCGCTTGAATGGCAGAACGCCTTCCACCACATAACCGGCTGCCTTGACCGCCTTGTTGTCGCTCTTACTGAGGCTGCCCAGCTTGCTGACCGCATCGCTGACGGCGTTTTTGTCGTTGAAGGTGTTCCGAAGCGCCTCCTGGGCGGCATAGTTACGGGCCCGGTTCAGCAACGCCAGAGACGCATCCGACAAAGACTTGCAACCGTTTGCCTGCAAATACCCTGCCAGGGACTGCGTATAGATAAACTTTTTGGCAGCGGTGTCCTCCGCCTCCAGCGCGGTGCTGTTCAGATCAGCCAGCTTATTGACGCCGCGTCCGATGATGTTGGCATCGGAGAAGGCATCAGCCCGCTGTTCAATGTTCCATAGGCTGGTCTGGCCCTCCATGTACTTCTGAGACTGCCCCAGGAAGTCCTTGGCGTTTTCCCAGTCCGCCCGACACTCCGTTGCCAGCTTCCCCAGCGGATTTACGCCAAACAGGGACTTGGTGCGCTCCACCTTGCCGCCGGTGACCTTGTTCGCCACGGTCTCCGCCACCGCGCCCACGCGGTTCTTCACCGCCACAGGGACCTGAAAGAAGGTGTTACCCAAAATGTTGCGGATGTGGGTGCGGGGATTGCCCAGCATGGCCAGATACCGCAGGGTGTCATACTTGGCCTTGAAGGTGCCGGGCACGCTCTTGGCCGCCCGGTCCATGATGGAGTCCGCGACGGACTTCCGAGCACTGTCGTTCTTGGCGTTCAGGAATTCCGCAATCTCCTCCGGGCTCAGCTGGACGTCCGTCTCATACTTGGCATTCAGGTCATCAACGGCTTTTTTCACTGCCAGCAGCTGTCCTTCCGGGCTCAGCTTGCGGAAGATGCTCTGGGCCTGCATGGCCTGTGCCGCCGTGGTGGAGTTCCGGGTATAAAGGGCCAGTAATTCCGCCGTGGATGCCGTGTCTCCGCTCCGCATGGCCTGCAAAAGCAGCTGCTGGCCCAACGTGGTGTTGTCCTTGGTGACGATGCCGCTCCCGGCTGCCTGCCTGTACTGCTCCAAAGCGCCGTCAAAGCCCTTTTCAGCGATTGCAGTCTGAGCCCGGCCCACGCTGTCCGCGTCCGTAATGGTGTCAAAGGCCAACTTCCCGTCCGCAATCTGCTGCTCGATGGAGCGCACATCGCTGTCTGGCACGCCCTGGGCGCCCATGATGGTTGAGGTGGACTTAGGGATATTCCGCCCGTCAAAGTTGGTGGTGGGCACATCAACAGGCCGGGCGGCATTTGCTCCCTCCGGGTGGAAGGTTTCGCTCTGCGCCTGCAGCCGCTCGTAATCGCTGTTCAGGCTTCCCCGGTCGGCAGCACCCAAACCGTCGTTTGCAGGCGCTTCCATATCCCAGATGGGAAGTTCCTCCCCCGTCTGTGCGGAAGGACCGCTCCCGGCAATGGCGTTCTTGGTGTCCAGATAGCCCTGGTTCGCCCCGACCTGTTCTCCGGTCATGGTGGTCCATCCATTGGAAAGCATCTGATCCAGGATGACTTCCACCTGCTTGGCGGCCTTCACGTTCTCCTGCCCTTGGTCGTGGACAATGCGCTTTGCCGCGTCGATGATGTCGTTTCTGGACAGGCCGGTTTCGTCCATCGCCTTGCGCAGATGTGCGGAGACTTCGGCGCTCTGGTTGACCTTGTTTCCCTGCACGGTCCGCTCATAGCTTCGGCTCATGGGGAACTGCAAGGAAAGGTCCGCGTCTGCGATCAGCGCCTCCGCCGCCTGCTTGTAGTATTCATGGAGCTGCGGGTGGTCGAACTGAAACGCGTTCACGCCCCGGCTTCCAACGCTGTCCACGGTTCGGTTGTCGATATGCTCCGCAGGGTTCACGCGGTAGACCTTCCCGGATGCGTCCATATCAATGTCGCCGCGGTCCGCCAGGGATGCAAACTGCTCATTGGAAAGCCCGGTCTGTGCCACCCGCTTACGGCCAGTCAAAATATCGGAAAGCACATCTTTCTTGACACTTTCCGCGCTTCGTGCTATTGTAGAATCAATAGAGGAAGAACTTTGCGGCGGTACGCTTTGGGCGTTAATCACAGGGGCGGCACCTTCGGTGCTGTGCATTGTGTCCCGTGTCGTGCGAGTTCTTCCTTTCCTTATATAAAGCGTATCCGTCTGCAATGCGTGCTTGCCATCTGAAACACCCTGAATGGTAATAAACCTATCTCCAATTTGCTTTTCAAACACAAGCGCTTTTCGGCCTTTGCTATCCAGCTCATTGGACAGATACACACGGTCCGGGGAAGAAAGGACTTCTGGTATTCCAGCTATATCTTCCGGCGTAACAGCAACTTGCCCCATAGCCGCCTCTGCCAGCGCATCTCCATGGTCTTTCAGGATGTGACGCACATCGTTTTCGTTTATCATGACACCAAAGCCACTGATGTCTAGTCCTGTATTATGCTTGACCGTCTGCGCCACAGTATCCGGCACCTTGCCAAGATACGCCCGGTTAACGCTCTGTTTGTTCGCAATTGCACTTTTCACAAAGTCTACCGCGTCCTGGAAAGTGGAAATCACCTTATTTCTCTTTCCACTGGACAGATTGACCTTCTCCTGCTCTGTCAATGCACTAAGGCCGTTTTCATTGAATGCCGTCCCCACGCCGGGGGCGGCTTTCTTTGCGTCCAGAACGCTCTCTGCGCCGCTTTGTACGCCGGGTATGAAACTGCCCTGCTCCCTCTGCGCCCGCGTTTCTGCGCCGCTCCCTGCGGCTTTCTGTGCCGCAAGACGGGTGCCGACATTCTCCATGCCGGAACCGACGAGGCCGAGCGTGCCGCCCACAAGGCCGTCGTACAGGACACCCGTCCAATAGTCCGGGTCATTGTAGTGCGCCAGGGCCTCCGGGTCGTAGGTCGCCCGCTGAAGGATAGGCTGGAGAAGAGATTCCACGACTTCCTCGCCGCCCTCAGACAGAGCGGACAGCGCCGCCTTTCCGGCGGCTGTGCTGCCCATCTTACCGGTGGCCCCCGCGATGGCCTTATCCAGGACGCCGCTGCCGAATGCCTTCTTGAAAGGCCCGGCCACGTTGGCAATCTTCTCCGTGGCAACGCCAAGAGCGGCACTCCCAGCGCCATAGGCCACCTGCTGTCCGAAACTGGCCCCGCTTTGCCGTGCTTCCTGTGCGCCGCTGCCAAAAGACCGTGCGCCCATCAGCGCAAGACCGGAACCGGGAAGAACAGCGCTTGCCGCCACATCGCCAAGCATCTGCGTGCCGGCAACGCCGAGGTCCACCGCAAACTGGCCGACGGCACCCGCACCCTGCTTGGCCCGCTGGATGTCCTTGTCTGCGGAAGCGTCCAGCGCATCCGCCTTTTGGTACACCTGATTCGCCACGGCCTGCGTACGCGCCTCCTGGCTGTCCCGGAGTTCCTGTTTCATCCCGGCAACTGCCTGGTTTCTGCGAATCAACATGGAAAGCCGGTCCCGTTCCGCCTGGGTCTTTGCGGTCTTTAGCTGCGCCTGATACCGCGCCGCGTTGTCCCTGGCCGCCTGGATAGCCCCGGCGTCCAGGCCTGTCTGCACGCGGGTGTTCAGCTTCGCAAGAGCTTCCAGAATGGTGCCGCCGGTATTGGTGAAGGAGGCGCCGGCAGACTTGGCCGCTCCGGTTGCGGTCTTCGCCACACGCTCAGTCACACCGGGGTCCTCAGCCGCTTTCTTCCTTGCTTCCGCATTCGCCCTTGCCCTCTCATGGGCCTTTTTCAGTTCATCTCCACGAGCGCCGGTAATTGCGCCGATGTAGGTCGTGCCCTCTGCCTTCTGGGTATCCCCGTATTTCGTTTTCCGAAACTGGCTAAGTTCCATCATTCACCTCATACGAGGGCTGCGAAAACCGCGTCCCTCAAATAGTCCTGATAGCTGGCGTATGCAGCGTAATCGGAATTTCCGCTGTTTTTGTGACGGATGAACTCCATGGAAGTCATGATATTTGCGCCGCTGGCGCCGCCGTTTCTCAAGGCGGCAGATGCGGAGGCGTAATCCTTCACACTCTGGGCCGCCTGATAGGCATTCCACGCCTGCTGTGCCGTTGCTCCGTTCACTGCTCCGGAGGACTGCTTGCCCCACAAACCATCGGCAGTTACGCCGATGAATCTTTGCACCTGCGCGACCTTGTCGTTGCTGAGTCCACCATTGTCATACCCACCACCCGCTTTCTTGGGAGTAGGCGTTGCTGTCGGATTCGTGGCGGTGGCGGTGCTGGTCGTACCGCCGCCGTATGGCTCGCCGAAATAGTATTCGTATGCCGCCAGGGTGGTGTCGTTGACCACGCCGTTTTTCAGTGCGTTCAGCGTCTGGGATGCCGTCAGCGTGGGCTCCTGCACGGTGCCCGCGCCGGATGCCAGACCGTACATGGAAGACGCCTCCGTGCTGGAAATGCCAGCCTCTTCCAGCGTGGCACTGTCCGGCATAACGCCGTTGCTCAGAAGCCCCATCGCATACTCCCGGGCGATGGCCTGATTCTGCGCCGCCAGCTCCTGCTGCCGAATCAGCTCCTCATAGAGTGCCTGGCTCTTCTGTGCATTGATTTGCGCCGTGGTCTGCTGGACAGAGCTGTTGTACTGGTTCAGCAGCTGGGACAGTGCCAGGTCGATGTCCGCCTGGTCGGACGCCTCCTGCGCATACAGATTACCAAGATTGCCCTGGTAAGCCATGCTCTGCGCAAGCGCGCCCTGTCCTGCGGTTCCGGTGTTCAGGCCCTGGGCCAAAGCGTACTCGTTGAACTGCTGACGCTGCAGCTCGTTCTGCCCAGCGACCTGATTCCGGGCAGAACGATACTGCTCGGCGATTTTGTCGTTCTGGCTTTCCATCTCCGCAACGTTGCTGTCATAAGCGGATTTCAGCGCGGCGATCTCCGCCGCCAGATTCTGTTCATACATATCATTGATGTACTGCGTCATATCGTCGATTTGGACGCCCGTATATCCGCCGTTTGCGGAATACTGGCTGTTTGTGCCGTTGATACCGCCTGTCAGACCGGTCACACCGGCAAGAGCCGCACTGGTAGTGCCGGCAGTCCCGCCGGACTGATTCGCCACAAACTGCTGTGCCGCCTCCTGCCCAATGGCGGCGGCCAGCTGGTCATAGGTCTTGATGGCGCCTCCGGTGGCGTCAAAGACCGCAGCAGACCCCTTCCCGTATGCCTGGTCGTACAGGGCGTTGTAATAGTCGTTGGGGTTGTACTTGAATTCGTTGGACAGCTCCCGCAAATACTGGTTGGCTTCTGTCATATCAAAAGTGCCGTCCTCGTTGACGCCGCCCTCCATGGCAATCAGGTTGGTGTAATACCCCACCTTGTCCCAGTCACCTTGCTGTGCCGCCTGATACGCGGCCTGGTGGAGCTGGCTGTCGTTTGCGTGTGTCGTTTTCAGCGTGCTGGTGGCAGATGCGCCGTAATCAGGGACAGTCCTTACCGCGTATCCGTCCGCGTCATAGGTAACGGTATACTGCCCCACCTTAACGCTCCGCCCGGCCAAATCCCTCCGGCGGCCCATATCGGGCCGTCCGTTCACAGTGTCCACAGTACCATACACACCGCCGCCGGAAAGGCTGCCGCCCATATTGGAAGAACCGCCGTAGATCTGGCTGTACGTCTTATTAGAGCCGGTCATATTGGGCTCCACGCCGCCGTACTTGCTGTCAATCTTGTTCTGTCGTTCCTGCTGCAGCTGGGCGCGCTCAGACGAGCTCAAATCTGTGCGCTGCAGTTCTTTTGAATAGTCCTTATTGGGGTCGTAATAGCTGCTGCCGCCAGAAGAGCTTTTGGAACCACCGCTCCCGGAACTCGTCTTGCTTCCGGAGCTGCCGGAGCTCTTGGAGGCAGCTGCCGAAGACGCCGCCTTCTCCTCAAACCTTGCTTTCCAGCTTGGCGTATCGCCGCAGCATGGTACACATCTGCTGCCGGGTAACAGGCTGGGACAGCATCAAATCGCCGTCTGCGTTTCCCGTCAGAATGCCGCTTCTCACGGCCCACTCCACGCCCTCCTTGTGGGCGGGTGCCGGTGTATTGTCCACGTTCCGTTCCTCCTCGTAAATGGGCCTCACAGCCCCCAGAATCTGCCTTGCCGTGCGGGTGCGCCGCATGACCTCCCCGCCGTCAGAATCGTTTCCAACGGCAGTGTTGCCCTCAATGGTGAGGTATCCGTTGGACAGCACATGCTCAATGATGCCGCAGTGGTCAGGGACCTTGTCCCCGCCCCAGTCAAAGATGGCAACATCTCCGTCCCGGTATCCGGACGTCACCCAACAACCGGCAGCTTTGGCCGCTTTCATCAGCGTGGTGCAGCTGGCCGTGCGGGTGGGCAAGGACACGCCCGCCTGGGCAAATACCCAATCCACCGGGGACTCTTTCGTCCCCAGCTCTCCACGAGCGATTTTCAAAAGCTCCTTAACTGTTGCCAAGCTGCTTCACCGCCTGATTGATGCCGGTGGCCGCAAGGCCGCTGACAATGCCCACCGCTGCCGCCGTGATGTAGTCTGTGGCCGGGAAGTCCGACATGATAAACATACCGCCGATGCCAAGCAGCAGGCCCGACACACCGCAGACAATGGGAATCCATTTGTTATCCAGGCCGGACGCCTTCACGCCCTGGCCGATTAAAAGGCAGATGACGGTGATGGCCGCCACGCCCGTAATGCCCAAAGAAGTAATGTCCATACTATTTCTCCTTATTCAGATTGACGCGCCGCCCCACCGTGTGCTATTTTATAAAAAATGGGGGTGCGCCTATGAAAAACGACAAAAAGCTCGCCAATTTCCTGCGTGAGAGTGCCGGAGTATTCCCGGAGGAAGGCCGTATCGAAATGCTCAGACTCGCGGACATCATCGGGGAAGGGAACCCGCGATGGGAGGAAATCAGGCTCGGCATGAAGCTCCTCTTCGCCGCCGAAGAGGGGTCCCGCCTTGGCGGAGAGAAATGGCGGCAGGAAATGGGAGCTGTGTACCGTAGAATCCAGGACGAATTTGAAGCAGGCCGAGGCTGAAAAGCCCCGGCCTCTTTTGCTGCCGGTCAG